AATGCCCACTATAGGTTTTGAAGAAGATTTAGCTAACCAAGATAAAGAAATAGAAAATTTGAAACAACAACTTGCCAAAGCTCAAGAAGAAAAGTTGCTAATCTTAAGGGAAACACCCCGTTCAGAAGATTATAATTTGAAAGAAAGAGCTATGGAATCTATTTTAAAACTGGCAGCTATGTCGGATATGGCAAAATTGACTATTACCAAGGACGAATAAAAATATGAGATTATCTGAATATCTTCCACAAGTTCCTCAAATGACTCAACAAATGACTGATCTAAATAAACAGATTAGTTTGTTAGATATTATGAAGGCAACTGGGGATACTGGTGCAGCTCCTACAATTGGTTTGGATCATGTAGTTAATACTTGGGTCCGACACCAAATGGCTTATCGGCAGCAATTAGTTCAGGATCTTCAAACTATTGCTATGTCTGTAGAAGAAATTAGAGGGCCGTTAACTCACATTACGGGTGAGGTTTTTCGTAGAGGGATTGAGTTTATACCAACTGTTGAAAACCCAGATCAAGAACAAAAAGAAAAACTCCAGAAGTGGATTGATGATTGTAATGTTTTTGATCAATCTATGGAAGAAGTTTTAAGACAGTTTCATTTTGATATCAATTCTCTGGACGATGGTTTTTTATATCTGGCTAAAGAATATAAAGATGCTGGAGATGGAGCAGTTACTTCTCGATTAAAAGAGATCCGAAGACTCAACCCAGCTCTAGTAGAATTTGATTTAGATTCCGCAGGACTTCCTAAAAATTCACACTTCCTATGTCCTATACATAGGGAAAGACTTCAAGAATCACCAGGAATGTGTGAGTTAGAAAATTGTCTTCTTTCACTAGTTCCAGCAATGTACAAGTACTATCATAGAAGTCAGCACATGTATTTTATGGATTCAGAAATTATCCACATGTCTAAGTTCTCTCCTTCAGAGACTTATGGATGGTCACCAATCCTCACCATTTTTGAAAAGGCTTTGACTCTAGTTGGTATGGATAAGAACCTCTATAGGTACTTCTTTGAACGCAAGATGCCTGCTTCTATGTTAATGGTAACAACAGATGATCCAGAGAGTTTAAGAAGGGAACGAGAACATATTGCAGCTCAAACAAGAATAGACCCCAACTACATTCCAATGGTAGCTGTATCAGCTCGAAACCAACGAGGTCGAGTAGATATGGTACGACTGTTCCATAGCTTACAAGAGATGGACTACCTACCTGTTCGTGAAGAAGTTAGGGAAAGAGTTGCAGCTATGTGGGGTGTCACTCCTGCGTGGCAGGGTGCACCTGAAGCCTTTGGGGGGTTGTCTACTCAAACTCAACAGCTAGTTGTTATGAGTCGTGTAGTAGAAGGTGACCAAAGATTATTCCACGAGAAAGTATTTCCTCAATTATTACGAGCATTTGGTGTAACTGATTGGGAAATGAAATTACCGAATCCTGAAGAGAAAGCTGAGAATACTCGTATAAGTCTAGCTCAACAGAAAGCACAAATTATTTCCCAATTTTCTCAATTGGGCTTTGATATCAAACTTAAGGAACAACATGTTTCTCTAGATGAAGCAGAGTTTGTTATCTCTGGTGAACCTGTTCCAACTGCAAAGATGCAAGGAGAACAGCAAGCTATGGGCCTTGCTCAACAGAAGCAACAAATGGAGCAAGCAGAACAACAGCAACAGATGCAAGAACAACAACAGGGAATGATGGGTGGTATGGGTGGTGGAGAAGATATGGGTGGTGGAGAAGAATCAATCATGGCTATGCAGAAAACCGTACCCCGATCCCAAAGAAAGTTCAAAGGTCGGACGGGTGGTGTTACTCCCGATTGGCATGACAAGGCTCCGAATGAGGAACGAGATATTGATGAGTATGCTGAAGCAAGAGCTAGTAAAAATGAACTAACTCTATCTAAAACTTGGGTCGAGTCACTTCTTGAGAAAGGCTTTTCATCCCCTGTTATTAAAGAGGTGACTTCAGATTTGAGTCAAATGTGGTTTGCCCAAAGTGGAATAGATTATGTTGCTCAACTGTCCCCTTCAGGAATTACCGATGTTAGTAAAGCCACCTTTGGTGACCCAACACGATTTAGCAGGGTTCAACAGAAACCCCCTAGACCTTCAAATAATGGGGTGATTCCTCTCGATGACGAACAAGATTACTAAATTATACGAATTCTTACAAAAGGAAGAACTGCCCCCTAACGCTGTTTACTCTACGGTAGAAGCCCCTCCAGAGGATAAGCAGGGTCGGGTAACTGTACCCGTGTATCAAACAGAGCCGCATGGGGCAGATTATTGGATACGTACATTAGAACCACCAACAGAAGAAGTTCCCCCTACAAAAGATTATGGGTTATCCCCTGTTACTATAGAGTATATAGAAAAATATTCTGAAGCGATGCAAGAATCATATGAAGATTTTAACAAGAAAGTTAATGATCCATCTACTCCTGAATATGCAAGAATGACTGATCTAGTGCATCTTTTTATAGACAGGAATTTTGATAAAAAGCGTCAGAAAGGGCTTGCAGGTCATAGTAATCCTCTAGAACTGTTAACTGCTCTTGCAGCTAACGGTTATGCAAAGGGGAATAAGGATGGACAATTGCCAGAAGATTCTTTGATTAAGATAGCTACGATAAAGAAGAGCGGGTCAAAGCCTGGATTCATGCAACCTAATCCATTAACTGGAAATAGGGATATTCCTTATCCTAAAGGAACTGTATTTGGGGGAACTGCACATCAAAGGGGAGATTTTTCAGCACATGCTAATAAAAACCATGAAATAGATCCACAATCTATTCTTCATGTATTAGAAAGCTTTATTGCTAGTAGATTTCCAGGTAATGATGGCGTTGATATTCCTTCATGGCACCTGGAAAATATAAGTGAACTTTGGCTGAATGGTCGTAAAAATCAGAAAGAAACAAAACTCAAAAAGAAGGGTGTTGTCACTTCTATAACTACAGAAATTCTGGGAGAAGCTCTTATCGGTCAACCCCTGGAACATTATAATAATAAGAAATATAGGGAGCAGGAGTCTATTTGGTCACCACCAGAAGATTCTGACCAATATGGACAGTTACCTCCCATCAGGGAAAACCCTAAAAAAGCTGCTTGGATAGTTGTATACGATGTTAATAGGCAACACAATCGACAGAGCCAGGAAAGCCCTGAAGCTGGTAGTAGTAAATGGGGTGAGGTGAAAAAACAACAAAGGGCTTTCGATAGATTTGAAGGGGCATCCACTATAGTACACGAAATGTCTCATCAACTTTGGAATTCTAAGAACTGCCCAACATGGATGAGGGCTACAGTTATAAAAGAATATCTAAGGGCTTTGGATGCAGACAAAGGATTTCCATCAGATTACTCTAAACATGCTAATGTGCATGAATTCTTTGCAGAATGCTATACAGGATATGTTATGCATACAAAGGCTTTTAGAGAACGAAACGAAACTATGGCAACTCTTATGGATCATTTCTTTAAGGATAAACCACCAGAAAGTAGAGATCTAACTGATGAAGAAGCAGAAATTATTCGGGATGCCGGCATTAAATCTGATGGTGGCCGACTAGGGGAGTGGCAAAATAAATTTAGGGAATGGAAACAAAAGAATGATTGGGGCAAGCTAAGCATATCCGAACATAGAATTACAAAAGAAGATGACGAAGAGGAGTCTCTCGCAGACGAAGAGGAGTCTCTCGCAGAAGTAATTCAAGATACTGAGTGGCTAGGAAAATTTAACCCCGCTGGAAAAAATCTACCAGCAGTGGATGATGAAGAGACTGATGTATCTAAGTCTTGGATGACAAATCCTCGTGGATCAGAAAATTCTTATCGAGAAGATCATGATGATACTGGATATAAAAAAGTAAAAACTCTTAAGAAAGAGGGTGATGGAGGTGGTGATGGGGGATTTGGAGATGGTGGTGGAACTGTATTCACTTCTGCTAATGCCGGTATATTTACTCCGACTTATAGCGATAGATCTACCAGAAGAAAAAGAAAGAACAAAGACAAATCTGGTATTGAACGAATAGGGGATTTTATAACTGACAACTCTCCCGAAAGAAAAATGGAGAAAGCCGTAGTAGAATTAGTTAAGTGGGTTACTATCGAATTAAGGAAAGATGCTAATAAACATTTTCGTCAGCAAACTAGTGGGGAAACAATAAATTCGCAGCCCCCTAGATTAGATTGGAAAAAGGGTAATAGAGAAATAACAGAGACTACTAATAACCCTTCTGAATTTGAAGGTCATCCAGATAAGCAAGCAGCAATTAGTCAAAATAATACAACCCGAAGAATTAAACAATTGGATGATGAAGATGAAAGTGATAGACCTAAAGATACTGGGAGTGCGTCAGTAGCGGCCCCAGCCGGAGTAAACATTAAATTAGCTTGGGAATCAGGAGGTATAGAAGCAGACGAATTACATCGGGGTGGAGATAAAGACAAACTACAAGGGCACGTTATAGATTCTAAAGATTCGTCTAAAGGTGATGATTTTATAGAAGAATTATTCAAAGAAATCGAAAAAGAACTCGATAATTTATAGGAGGTTTGAAATGGACTTTACAAGAACGTACACCCCAGAACAAGAAATATTCAGGGCTGAAATCAAAGCTTGGATTGCGGAAAATGTTCCAGAGAATATGAAAGCTCCAGTGGATCGAGACGATCTATCTGCTGAGCAAGTCGCATGGTGGCGAGAGACGCACAAGACCTTAGCTGCCAAGGGGTGGCTCTACCCTGTATTCCCAACGGAATATGGCGGAGGTGGTCTATCAGGAGATGAGGAAACAATTATTGAAGAAGAATTTGCAGAAGGTAGAGTAGTAAAAGGTTTTACTAATGCCTTAGTTTTTCCTACCCTGCTTGTATGGGCAACGGAAGATCAGAAGCAAAAGTACCTGAAGCCACTTCTCACGGCTGAGAAAGTCGCTTTCCAGAACTTCAGTGAACCAGGGCATGGTTCCGATCTTGCATCACTTGAGAGCAAGGCTACACGAGATGGTGACGATTGGATCATCAACGGTCAGAAGACTTGGGTCAGTGGTACAGGGACGGCTGACTTACTGTTCGGTCCAATGGTAACTGACCAAGATGCACCACGACATAGGAATCTTGGCTACTTCCTCCTTCCGGTAGATACCGAAGGAATCGAA